ATTATAACCGTCTGTACGGAACCGAAGAATTTTGTCATCAAAATCAATATTAAACAAAATGTAATGATAATGGGGACGACCATGAAGTTCACCATATTCACCACAGCCAAGGAAGCGAATACCACTGCCATACTCACGACGAAGATTTTTCATGAAAGTCTGATGAAATTTCTTGCTTAAGCTTTTATCACGTGGCAAATGATAATCGTCAAAAGTGCAAGTAACGAAATAAGCAGAAGACGAAGAACGGGCTTCGTGAACAGCACGGACAGCCCATTGTCTACTATTTTCGAGACGACAACCGATACATTGTTTACAAGAACAACGAATGAAACGGCTATCGTTAGCAAGCTCAGGGTGAGAGGCAAGGCTACTGTAAAAACTATAATGTTGTTTTCCATTTTTCGTAATTGCTCCTTCAACTGGGTACATAAGTATAGGATTATAACAAACCATATTAATCACCTGTACCGATTGTATCAGGATTAAGTCAGAATGTCAAATCCTAAATCCACCTCGTCCTACTCTCTTAAAATTTCTACGTCTAGATCTGGAGGTACGCCGGAAAAGACGGCGAGAACCTCGCTTAGATAAACGACGACGCCTCATTTAGCATCCCTCCAAGAACCGAAAAAACGGCTAGTTTTTTTAGAATCATTCTTATTAGCAACTGGCTCAACAAGTTGCGCAACATCGGCTTGAAAGTCAGAAGCAACTTTTTTAGCAGTAACAGTATTCGAAGAAGCTCTACCTTTAAGAGCTTCAATTAGATCCACAACTTCCTGAATAAAGGGAACAACAACAGAAACAATAAAAGTCAGAATCATAGTAGTTTTGTTAGACATAAAATTTATCTCCTTCCAAAATAGCGACCTCCGAGGAAGCCTATAACATTTTTGACGGTGGAACCAACACCACTAGCGACAGACCTAGGAGCACCTGTAAGACTTTCAATATTTTTATAGAAATCACGTTCCATACCTGCCATTTCAGTTTGAATATTATCAAAAGCGGCAGCAGAATTAGCACGATTAGCAGAAGCAATATTGTTTAAAACACCAGAGCTAAGGTAAGAACCCTGAAGACGAAGGTTTTCAAGCTCCAAATTCATCTTTTCAAGCTCATAACCGAGACGTTTTTCATAAGTCTGCTCGCGCAGATTCAAATCGTTTGCAAGAATACCGTTCTGGAGAACTGTTCCATGGGTGCTCTGACGCACAGAATCGGCTTCTGCGACGTTTTTATCAATTTGAGATATTGCAAGATGTTCAGCATTCTTTGCTTGCCTCTCAGCGGCACTAGCGGCTTTAGCAGAGTTCATGGTAGAACCAATATCACTCATACCTACAGAAGCGGCTGAAGCTCCAGATATAGAGCCACCTATTCCATTGGTTGCGGCAAGAATAGGATTAAGACCAGCTTTGCGCATATCTTCTACAGCCCATTGATAACGATTTTTATAGTTTTCAACGTTCCACGCGTTAGCCTGTGCAGCATTAGCAGAGTTGTAATGATTCTGAACTGCAGATCCAAAAACAGAACCAGCAACACTGCCTAAAGTATTAGAAAGCCATGACATAAAACCAACTCCTTCTAGAAGTGATCAACAAGGCCGGGCGTACCAAACATAGGCATAGGACGCACAGTAGTGTAACGGAAGCCTATGTCAAGCAAGAATTCAGGCTCACTGGGAACAGCGACAATACGCTCAATAGGTGGATTTTCAATAATAAACTCTTCGTTGAGAGTCGGGGCATTTTTAAAGAACTGGGACAAATGCCACTTATCCAAAGAACCATTAACTACAGAGCTACGGAACTTACCTGTAATCTGAGAAGGCTTATAGCGATATTCGGCATAACGTTCCTGATAACCAAAAACAGTAGTATCATCAGCGGTACCTTGAGCATAGAGCTCACGAAGCTCAATAGCCTGCTCACCAAGATGAGCGAATGTAGGCCAATAGAAATCGTAAACGGTAGAACGAAGCCACATCTTGTTAATACCCTGCTGATAAGTAAGATCGGCGCGAGCGCATACAAAGCCTATAATATAGCCATGCTCAACAAAAGATTTGGCAAAGCCATGGAATTTAGCAGCAGTAACACCATAAGCAGAGAGGTTGCCTTGAGGAGAGATATCGTCGGTTGCAGAAGTCTGCGCTATTGGATTGACATTTACCATTTTGGTAAAGGAGCCGAGAAATTCCGGACGCTGAAGACGAGCGTCAGGAGAAACTACGCCAAAGAAAGAGCGGAGCACTTCTGTGTACCGACTACCACCACGGGCAAGGCGTTCATAGAACTTCTGCATCTGGAAAGCAGTACGAAGACTATTGATCGTAAACATACTTGAAGTGTCCAAATCAACATAAGAATCATTACCAAGGTAAGTAGAAGCGGCTTGAGCAGACATAGTAATACGGTCAGACGTATTACCGGCAAAACCACCAACATTCGAAAATTCAGAGCTAGTGCGATTAAAGGTTATAGATCCTGTACCAAAAGCTCTTCTGGTGCCACCAGAAGAGGAGGAGTCACCGCCATAAGCGGAAACAGCGGCAAGCTGATCACTATTGCTGTGGAGCAGATAACCAGTCATAGGAGAAGGATCGACTATAGAAGCAGTGCCAGCAAGTCCTATAGAAACGCCAGGTCCTTTCTGCGTCCACGGAAGAGCAGAAGTAAAGTAATCATGGCGCTTACCACGAGGAGGACAAGCAAGGCCCGGCACTATAGAAGTATCAAAAGAAAATACCCAAGAAGGCTGTTCGGAAGAACGAGAAGAGTCCAAAACCTCATTGACATCACCTTTTTGGATTTTTACAGATTTTTGAAGGTTCTCATCTCTAAACCATTCATCCCAGATAAGGTAAACAGCGCGGAATGGAAGAGCGTTGATGCCAGAAATGTTATTAGAAGTATTAATAGGTAAACCGAAATAATCCCAAAGAGAACCAATATAGGCATTATTAGAGTTACCAGTAGCGGTAACAGTAGGAATGACATAATCAGTACTATCATCAGGGTCTTCCTGCTCAAAGCAGAAATTCTGCCAGTGTTCCCAAACGAGGCGGTTTGGTACAAAAAAGAAAAACCAATCCAGATAAATATTATCCATGATAGGCTTAATAGGAGTAGCCAAGCGAGCGAAATAATTAACAGACATACGAGTAGTATCGCCAGGCAAAACCTCGTCAACAAATATAGGAATAAGCTTACCAGAATCAAAAGTTGTTTTATAAACATGCGAGCGGTCAAATTTTGTCCTTCGCATATACATTGCAGGAGCATCGCTAAAGCGATGTCCTCGAACTCTAATTTTACGAGCCAAATTTTCACCTTCTTCGAAGTGTAAACCTAATAATTGACCTAAAGCAAAATATTATTAGGTTTTAGATTATTTTTGCGTCACCTACACCAGTTACATCAAGTAAGTAACTGGTTTCGGTGACGCCTATTTTTGTGTTTCTTCATTATTTTGTTCTAAAGTGTTACTTTTTTCTTGTGTTTGTTTATTATTTACGGACTGTTGTGGTTCGTCGAAAGTATATTTGCTACCATACAAGCCTTCTCGTTGGAGATATTCGAGTGTTTCAGGATTATTCAACTGACTAATGAAATTCATAGGATCGTGACCAAATTTTGCTCGAACTTTTGCAGGTAAAGTGTAAAATTCTTCACGGACTCCGGATACAAGTTCAAGCGCTGTACTGTAGTCGCCGGGAAGCGTTGCATCTCCAAACTGCAGGTAAGCGTATTGCGAACTATCGCCGAGATCAAGAGTCATGATACCTTTCTGACCGTCTGCATACTTATTTACGATGTAATTGATATCAGTCTCATCTTTCTCGTCCTGAACTGTAAGAGAGGGCATGGTAAACTCAATACCACAATGATCATGTTCTTCTACAGGATCGTAAGCTGTCTTAAATTCCATAATTTCACCTCCTTTCGCAGGCGCCTAGACGCGGCGGGCGTAGCGTACAAAAAAAGACGATCTCTTGCGAGACCGTCCTTTTTCTGATACGCTCTTTATTAGGTTATCATTTAGTAGAGTTATTGTCAACAGTCTGCACATATTCTATGGCGCGACCAACCATGATAGGAATACGGGACTCGTCACAATTCTCAACGTAATAGCGACCATCGCTGTCACCGAGATTGCCAACATAATAAAGAGAAAAGTCTTCAGGATACTTTTTAATAAGCATTTTATCATCGTTAACTATACCTTCAAAAGCTCGCAGAGCGAGCATATCGTTATGATAAACCTGCGGAGGACTGAACTGTTCAGCCTTAGAGTCATAAATGGAATAAAGTCTCAATATCTAAATCTCCTTTCCTTAAAGCAATCAAAAATCTACGGATCATAAGATGCGTAGTATTAGGTAAAACAAAATAATCATTATCAACACGAATAACATTACAGTTATCAGGTTTAATCCTGTAAGCGGCATATTTAGAACCTCTAAATATAAAGTCAAAGGGTATACCTTTATGCTTACAGTAGGATCTAATAGCATCAAGCTCAGATCGAAATTTTTCTATAAGAAACATCTCCTTTCTGACTTAATGATAACACAATCATAATACCTTGTCAAGTTTTCTGCCAAGAAAGTGCTTATACTTAGCTTCCTGAAAACGACAGCGATCAACCAAACGGGCAAAAGTGTTGTTCTCAAGGTGATGAAGCATCTTCTCAATACGGTTATTACGAATGTATTCCATCCAGTGAGGATGCGTTTCGCAAAATTTTTTATCATAATAACGAGGAGGACGCATCTTTTTGCCGTTGATAACAACATAATCATTGGCGTAGCATTCTTCACCATGATCTTCGAGCCATTTAGCGCCTATGCCAGGGCGATTGGACGCAACCATAAATTCAGGAATGCGACCTTTATAGTGAGAAGGAGCATCTTTACCTGTCTGCTTTTTAACTATATAGCGAGCGACATAGGCAGCAGAATCAAAGCTAAACTCACCAATAAGATGCATACCGTATTTCCATACTTTGGCAAAACGAGAAGAAGTATAGGTATTATAACCGTCTGTACGGAACCGAAGAATTTTGTCATCAAAATCAATATTAAAC